GCGTCGGGCTCTATACGCCCGAAACTATCGCCGATGATCTGGGCGGGACCGTGACCAGCTGGACCTTCGTTCGCGCGCTTTGGGCGGGCATTCGTCCCAAAGCTTTGACCGAAACACGAGAGAATGGGCGGCTCGCCGTCACCCAGACCTATCTCGTCGTCATTCGCTATCGCCCGTCATTTCCCGAACGCGCACGGCTCGTCTGGCAAGGCCGGATATTGCGCGTCGTTGCCGCGAGCGACCCCGATACGCGCGGCGAGCGGCTGCATTTGATTTGTGAAGAGGAAAGCCAATGATGATGAGCGAACAAGCCGAAGGTTTGGCCAAAGCGGTTCATGCTGTGCTGCGGGATAATCCTGCCGTGCGGTTTGCCTTAGGCGGAGCAGGTGATGAACCGCCGCGCCTCTATGATGCTGCGCCGGAAGACCCTGTCTATATGCAACCCCGCTCGCCAGCCATCAAATGACCTTGCATCTCTGGTCACGTTATACGGGGCGAGCAGAGATTCTCGGACTCTTGAGCCAAGTGAGTCATGCCTTACAGGCAGATGTTCTGACTATAGCGGCGGACGACCTATCCATTCGCAGCGCAACTGCGATTTATTCCGATGTGCTGCGCGCACCGGACGGGCGTACGCAACATGGCTTGCTGCGCATATCCTTCACAACACAGCCTGAAAATGGAGATGACGCATGAGCGCGCAAAGAGGCGGCGATATGCTGCTGAAGATTAAAAATGATGAGGGCGTCTATATAACCGTCGCAGGACTACGTACGAAGACGCTACGCCTAAATGCGCGGCCCGTAGATGTGACCGATACGGCCTCGCAGGGGTGGAAAGAGCTCTTGCCAGGGGCCGGAATACGCACCGCCGAAATTTCCGGCACAGGTGTGTTTCGTGACGCAGGATCCGATGCACGCATTCGGAGCGCCTTTTTTGAGCAATCCGCACAGGATTGCCGTTTCATCATTCCGAGTTTTGGGATAATTGATGGAAGCTTTCTGATTACGGGTTTGAATTATGCGGGTAGTTATAATGGCGAAGCGCAATTTGAAATCAGTTTGGCGAGCGCGGGCGTGCCGGAATTTACCACATTATGAGCGGCTTTCGGCTCGGTGATCAACATGTAGAGATCGCGGGCGTGAGGACACGTTTGCGGCTTTCAGTCTCAGCTTTGGCAGAGATAGCGAGCGGGTTTGGCACGAGGTCTCCGACTGAATTAGTGGCACGGTTACGCAGTGCAAATGCCGTGGACTGGCATGTAATTTTGCGGGCAATGGCGACTCCGCGCCCTAAGGATAATTTATCTAATACTGAACTTTTGGACCTCGTTCCAACCCTTAGCGCGGTGATGACGGCAGGGCTAATGCCATGACGACATCTCAAAATAAGTGGCCCTTTGACCAATGGCAACAGATTGCCATTCGGCGGTTCAATCTTCAACCGAGTGAGTTTTGGGCGATGCCGGTGCGCGATTGGCTCAGACTGATAAATGGTCTCAAAAACAGCGGAGTTGATCGATCCGCTTTGGCTAAGCTCTTGAAAACCTATCCTGACACTGGAGATGAAAATGAATGACGCTCAACAAGCTGCGGATGCATTGGAAGGGTTCGCAAACGGGCCAGCTCGCGATGCTGCAGATGCACTGGCCGAAGCCTTTGAACAAGCAGGTAATCGCATTGCAGGGTCGCTCGAACGCGCTGCGCAATCGGGTGAGCTATCGTTTAATGGACTCGCAGAATCCGTTTTAAGTGACCTTGCGCGAATTGCCGTGAATGAATTAATTACCGCCCCGCTCCAAGGTGCAGTCTCGGCTTTGACCTCTACAATAACAGGCAGTGTTTCAGGGAAGTCTGCACCCGTTACCGTGAATTTAAGCCTCCCTCCAACGAGCGGAAAAACCACTGCGCCGCCTGCTAGCTCTGCGCAAATTGCATCTCAAGTCGCGCAGGTTGTGAGCCGCGTTCAAAATCGAAATTAGGATTAAATAGATGAGTGATTTTCATAATGTTCGTTTTCCATTACATCTCGCATTTGGGACACGCGGCGGCCCTATTCGCCGTGTAGATATTCTCCAACTTTCGAATGGCGCGGAAACCCGAAATGCCAAAACACGTCATTCTAGGCGGCAATATAATGCAGTCGCAGGATTGAAGTCACGTCAACAAGCTATTGAAATACTTAATTTTTATGAATCTCGAAAAGGGCCTCTGCATGGTTTTAGATTTCGCGATCCTTTAGATAATAAGGCTGAAAATTACATCGGACGCGGCACGGGAGGTCAAACAGAGTTCGATTTAATTAAACCCTACGGTGATGCACCCTATCATTATATTCGGCGAATTACGAAGCCAGTCATTGATACAGTCACTGCCTTTATTGATGATGTGGAAACATCCGTTTCCGTTGATTATCAACGCGGGTTAATTCAATTTGAAACGCCTCCATATTTAGGCGCTGTGATTACGGCAAGTTTCGAGTTTGATGTCCCCGTTCGTTTTGCCTCTGAGAGTTTAGATATTGTTCTTGATGATTTTGGCGCGACGCAAATTCAAGATATTCCGCTTATCGAAATTTTGCCAAGTGAGGCTTTAAACCATGAGTGAAGTCACAACGTATTGCTCGCTCTGGAAGCTGGAAATTCTGTCCCGCAACACGCTCTATCTGACGGATCATGATGAGATTATTATCTATGAGGGCGAGACATATCTTCCGCAACATACGGCGGACGCAGCGCGGAGCGATATCCGCGCAGGACTCTCTGTGGATAGCGGCGGTGTTCAATCCTATTTAATTACGTCGAATCTTTCCGCACAGGAAATTCGGGACGGCGTTTTAGATGGCGCGCAGCTTTCGCAATATCGACATGATTGGCGCAGCGATGAAACGCAACTATTGTCAAAGGGCCGCGTTGGGGAGGTGAGTTTTTCAGGCGACAAGATTTCGATTGAATGGCTGGGTCAAGCCAGCTTACTTGACCGTTCGACGGGCCGCGTGTTTTCTCGCCAATGCGATGCCAGTTTTGGTGATGCACGCTGCGGATTAAATCTTTCGAGTTTTCCCGAAGGCACAGTTTGCCCGCGAAGTTTTGCCGCCTGCCGAGATCAATTTGCGAATGGCGTGAACTTTCGCGGTTTCCCCTATTTGCTGGGCGATGATGCGCTAGCGGCTGGCTTGCGCGAGAGTGATCCTCGCGACGGGTCTTCACGTTACTTATGAGCGACGCTTATACACGTGCGGCGGTTCTTCGCAGCGCGGAAGGTTGGCTTGATACACCGTATCGACATCAAGCCAGCGTTAAACATATCGGCACGGATTGCCTCGGCCTCATCCGCGGAATTTGGCGGGAGCTTTATGGAGAGGAGCCTGAACGCCCGCCTGCATACACACCGGATTGGGCAGAAGATATGGGAGAGGAAACTCTATTCCTTGCGGCGAAACGGTGGCTCACACCTCTCGCAGCCCCTCAGTCCGGTGATGCGCTTCTGTTTCGAATGGCGCCCAATGCACCGTGTAAACATATCGGCGTCATGGCTGCTGATGACCGTATTCTTCATGCATATTGGGGGAAATCTGTGGTCCTCTCTCATTTCGCGCCCTTCTGGCAGCGGCGTCACGTCGCCAGTTTTGCCTTTCCGCCCCTTAATCAGGACTAATCATGGCCAATTTTGCTGCCTCCGCTGTTCAATTCACGGGACAAGCGCTCGTCCGCACCGCTAGCGCTATCGCAATCAACCAAGCGACGAGCTATATTAGCCGCGCTTTTGATAATCGAACCTTTGAAGGCCCGCGCCTTGAGAGCTTTCACCTTCAAACCAGCCGTGACGGTGCGCCGATGGCTCGTATTTTCGGACGTGTTCGCCTTGCGGGGCAGGTGATTTGGGCGAGTCATATCCGTGAAACCACAACGGAAATGCCAGTGGGCGGGAAAGGCAGCGGGCCGACACAGACGGATTTTGCCTATAGCATCAGCTTCGCGATTGGCCTCTGCGAAGGCGAAATTGCTGGTATAGACCGGATTTGGGCGAATGGCGCGCCGTTGGAACTGGCGGGACTTGATATGCGGGTCTACTCTGGCACAGAGAACCAAATGCCCGACCCAATCATCGCCGCGACAGAAGGGCCGCAAGCCCCCGCCTTTCGCGGTACGGCCTATGTGGTGTTTGAAGATTTTCCGCTTGGTGCGTTTGGGAACCGCTTGCCGCAATTAAATCTGGAGGTTGTCCGGTCCGGACGGCGGCTTGGACGGCTCGAAAACCTCATCCAATCGGTCAATCTCTTGCCGGGCTCTGGGGAGTTTGCCTATGCGACAGATATTGTCGAGGAAAGCCCGCGCCCCGGCGAAACGCGCCCGCTGAACATGAATAATCTTTCTGGGAAAGCGGATATAGATCTCGCGCTGGATCAGCTTCAGGCTCAACTTCCGAATTGCCGAAATATCTCTATTATTTCCTCTTGGTTTGGG